CTTTTATATAAATATAAAAATATTAGAGTATCCAGAAACATTTATACATCCCATACGAACTTTTATTAATTTTGTATAAATTTATTCTGGGTATATAGTGTAAAAACTTTTTTTATTTACTTTTATAAAAAATAAATATATATATATAATAATAATTATAATTAATTATAAATAAAATATTAACTATATAATAAATAAAATGACAAAAATATTATTTATAATGTTTCAAGGTTCAGGTACAAATTTAAAAAGTTGGAATGAAGATACCAAGAGTAAATTTTTAGATAGATTAAAAAAATTAGGTCATATTTATACTTATCAAGATAAGGTGAATAATATTTGGCATTATGATATGAGAGATGAAAAAAATATTGATTTTGATTCAAATATTGATTTTGATTTATCTTATGTTAATCCTGATAGACATATTAAAATGGTATATGATGATATACAATCAAAATATAATATTGAGGAATATAAATTTATTCCTATTGGTTGGAGTGCTGGTTGTATGTTTGCTTTATATTTCGCACAAGTCTATTTAGAACAATGTATTCACGTTATTTTATTAGATTCTGCTTTATGGACACCAAATAATATGAAACTTCGCTTACAAGCCATTAATAAATCAGGTATAAATGATACTCCTAATACAGATGTAAAATTAAGAAAGATGTTAGATGGATGGAAACACCAACATACAAATATAGATGATATGTATTTAATAAATGCTATGTGTCATAATATTAGAAGTAAATTTTTTAGCAAACATTTAAAATTAAAATTACCTGTACCTACATTATCATTTGTGAATATACAAGAACCAGAGGGTGATAAAATTTCTAAATTTTTTAATAATAATGTAAAAATGGCAGAAATAAAAATATTAAAAAAAAAAATCCTGATAATTATACCGCAATAATATTTACTAATAAGACCCACCATATTTTTGATATGATAGAACCTGCAAAAGAAATTATTAAACAAATTAAAAGTATTATTACTTTATCCTTGCAAACATCATCAATAACTATGACAAGAAGTAAATCACCAACAGTTGGTAAGAAGAAGATAAAAACAAATAAAAAATATAATAAGAAAATAATAAGTAGAAAAAAAAAGACAAATTAAGTTTTTTATGGCGTTTTAAACGTTAAAAGGTGTGAAATAATTAAAAATAGTTTAACAAAATAAAATAAACTTTTACATGAAATAAAAAAATAATAAAACATAATTAATAAAAAATATTAGAGTATCCAGAAACATTTTTACATTATTATATAAAACTTTTTATTTTTTATATTTTTATTATTTACTTAATTTTGTAATTTACCTAATTTATAGTAAATATTAAAATATTTCTTCTGTATAGTTTTACAGTTTTTATTACTACATTTACTATATTCATCAATTACTTTTTTTAAACCAGTTCTGAAGTATATAGTTTAAAAATTTTATTATTTATTCTTATAAAAAATATAAATGTATCCAGAACTATTTTACATTATTATACAAACTTATTCTTTGAATATATAAAAATAAACTTTATAATTACAAAAATAAATAAAAATCAATAGAAATCAATAGAAATCAATAGAAATCAATAGAAATCAATAGAAATCAATAGAAATAAATAGAAAAAATAGAAAATATCAAAATAATATAAAAAAATTGTTTTTTAATTAAAAGAATATATACATTATTCTTACTTGTAACTTATTAATTTACATTTTTACAATGTGTTTTGAAATTTCACAACAACGATTATCAGCTAAAAGCCTTAGAGCTGCAAAGAATATTAAGCGTGTTAGTGATGCTCGAAATAGAACGGCGTGGCAAAATCGTAGTGACGCAAGTTTGAAAGGATCACTTAGTGATTTATATGCCAGAAAACTGTCTGAATTGATTACAAAACCAAAATTTAACAACTTGTTTTTAGGTTTTTTGCCATGCACAAATACATTGAAATTTTTAATTTCTCTATTTTCGAGCAAAGGTCATATTGATTTTAGTGGTATGGAAGATTTTGACGAGCACTGGGACTTTTACAACGATATCTCTAATTTGTCAGATATAATGTTCTTGCTCTTACGCTTCTTTAAGCACAAAATCATTCGGTTTGTAATGCCCGCTTACATCAATTTTTCAGAAGATGATTTTATGAAAATAATTGACCTTCTACATGGTTCTCCAATCAAAGATCTTGATGTATCTAATCAGTATTTTGATGAAGAAAAAGCTAATGCTGTAGTAAAGCTTATTGGTGGTATCGAAACCCTTGTAAAGTTCACTGCAAAAGATGCTAGGTTAGATACCGAATACTATTCTCGTCCTTTTGAAATAATATGTGATGGCTTGAGATTGACGAATGTCAAAGAAGTAGATTTATCTGATAATGAATCTTTGCAGTATTTAAATTATATTGATTTAAAGAATGGTTGGAATAATCTATCAGTATTAGTATTATCTGGTTGTGCTATTGGAAGACTAGATGATATGCGAGATTATGGAATTCCTGAAAATCTCTGCTATTTGCTGATTGATTTCATACAATCTCTAAAACATTCTAAGTTAGATACATTAGATTTACGAGGTAATCCACTTGGTGATGGAGGAACAAGTATGAAGCTGGCTTTGCAAGAATTGAATGATGAGATTTCTTCTTGTAATTTGGATATAGATATAATGGTGGATCTCTCATACTTCTCAGATTATCACCTAAATAAAGATACAGGAGTACCAAGAGGTTGTACACCTGAAACTATTTATGTTCATCCTGATTTAGTTTAATTTTATATATACTTATGCTATATATTTTTTTATACTACTTTTAAAAAGTATTAAATATATAATCGTTCTACTTATCAAATACTATTTTAATTATAAATTATAATTTTTTTATTGATTGACTCTTAATTAAGTTTTAGAAAAAATAAACAAAATAAGAAAAAAATTGAAATATTATATATATTAAAACATAAATAAAACATTCACATCTAAAAAATGTCTGAACCTGAATTTCGTATAAAATATAGCACAAATGATGTAGATATACCTCAAGGTTTTTTGACCAGAGATGCATTCTCTGTTTACGACAAAAATGACAATCGTTTAATGGTTGTAAACTATGATGAAGAAGAACAATATTATAAAAGAATACCAGATTATGTTCTTGAAATTAATGGAGAAAATGTTTTATTTCATGAACATATTGTTTGCGAGAGATCACATACAGAATATTTTGATGAGACATTAAAGGGGACTATTGTTAAGGGTGACCCATTACTCAAATTTTTCTCACAAAAGGTATGTGATTTAATTACATTAAATACATATACCAATGATTATTTTGAATATTCAGACGGTTGTTCCATCCAAGAATGTCTAAATAATATATATAGTCGAGACTATTATATTTTATTTGAATATTAAATAATAGAATAGTATTGACTATATTTATTTTATGTATTTTTTTATTTTAATTTTTATATATTTATTTTACACATTTGAATATTTAAAATAGGATAATTTTGATTTTTATTATTAATTTTCTTTTTATTAAGTTTTTTCAAAACTTATTTTTATTTAATTTTTTCAAAACTTATTATGTAAGTGATAAAATAACCATATAGTGTTTAATTAAGTTGTTCAAAAAATTTAAAACTTAAAAAATTGATTTAAAAATATATTATATTAATATAATTAACTAATAATAAATATGTCTAATTTAAAATGTGAATTATGTAATAAAGAGTTTAGTAATAAAAATAATTATAATAAACATAAAACAAGAAAAACACCTTGTGTAAAGGAAATAACTAATATAAAAATACCTATTGAAAATCAAACTAATACTATTACTATTGAAAATTCATCGTTTGATGAACTAAAAAAATATTATGATGAAGTATTAAATATTGATAAAAGTACATATAAATCATCTAATGACGAACCAACACCTATTAATTGTATTAGTGAAATGATTAGTAAAGTTCCTATTGAATTATGGAAAAAAAAAGAATTATCTATTGTTGATATTTGTTGTGGTAATGGTAATTTTCATATACCAATTTTATTTGAATTATTAAAATATCATGATAAAAAACATATTTTAGAAAAAATATTATCATTCAATGATATCAATGAATCACGATTAGAAAATGTTCGTAAAGTTTTTTGTAATGATAACTATAAATTACAAATTACTAACAAGAATTATATTGAAGTTGAGGTTGATGGTGATAAGAATGATATAAAACATGATTTAATAGTTGCAAATCCTCCATATGCTAAATTATTAGAAAATGGTAAAAGAGCTTCTAAAAATCATAATTTAATAAAAGATTTTATTGAGAAAGCATTATTAAAATTAAAACCTAATGGATATTTATTATTTATCACACCTGATAACTGGATGTCTTATGCTGATAGAAATTTATTAATTAAAATTATTACAGAATTACAAATTGTTCATTTAGATATACATTCTGCTAAAAAATATTTTAAAAAAATAGGTTCAAGTTTTACTTGGTATATAATACAAAACTGTCCTTCTTATAAAAATATTAATATTTCTGGAATATGGAAGAAACAAGAATATAACAGTTCAGTTATATCACAAAAACGTAATTATATTCCTTTACTTTATAATCAAATTGTTCAAAATATATTAAAAAAAACACTTGATAATACGGAATTACCTAAATTTGAAGTCAAAACAAGTAGTGATTTACATAAATATACAAAAAAAAAATTTATTAATGATAAAGAAACATCTATATTTAAATATAAATTAATACATACCCCTTCACAAACTGTTTATTCATCTAAACCTCATAAATTTCAAGAAGGTTATAAAGTTTTTATATCTACAACTGATAAATATAGTGTATTTATAGATAATTGTGGCATGACACAGTCAATAGTATTTATATTATGTTCTAATAAAGATCAATCACAAAAATATAAAAAAATATTAGAACATCCATTATATGTATTTCTAAATAATATATGTAGATGGGGCAATTTTAATAATATAAGAATATTACAAAGTTTTCCTATACCTATCAATGAATTTATACAAACTTATACAGGTAATATACAAGATATTTATAATTATTTCAAAATTACAGAAGATGAAATTAATTATATTTCTAATAATTTATAACTATAATTTTTTATTTTAAACAATTTGAGCCAAAAATTGGAACTATATTATTATTAGTTTTATTGTATTTTTCAAATAATTCACTTTCTAGAGGTCTCATTATATAAGGTACAATTTTAATTTCTTCATTATCTAAATTACAAATTTTTATTTCTTCTTGTTTTTTATTATAATATAAAAACTTACTTGTATATCCTTCTTTAATTGCTTGTTTTATAAAACTTTGAAACCATTTATTTGTTAAAGAACCAGTTTCATAATTACCACCTCCAAAACTACTAATTCTTCCGTACATACCTTGTGTTTCAGCAAAAGAACCTAATTTTACAATATAATCAATATTATTCTTACTAATTACTAAAATATATAATCCTTGTATTTTAGATATATTACAGTCTAAAGATTTTATATTATTATTAATATTTTTTAATTCACAATTATTGGTAAATAAATTTTTAATAGTTAAATTATTTTCAAAAAAATCACTTAATTTAAGACAAATATCTAATTTTAATAGTTCTTCAATATTAATATTTTTATTTAGTATAGTTTTAACTTCTAATTTACATCCTATGTTATATTTTTTTATAATATTAATTTGTTGATTTATATTTTGAGTTTCTAAATATATAATTATATTATCTATTAATTCTTTTTTATTTTTTTTTTTAATTTATGTATTAATTTATTTGTTGAGTTATTTATTAATTTAGTATCTAAAGCTTTATAAATTGATAATCCAATACCTTCATTTAATTTAAAAAGTTCATTTACTTTACATTCTTTTATTTTTTTAATAATAACTTCTTTTATATAAATATTAATTATTTCATTAGTATTACTTATATTTTCATTAGTATTACTTATATTTTCATTAGTATTACTTATATTTTCATTAGTATTACTTATATTTTCATTAGTATTACTTATATTTTCATTAGTATTACTTATATTTTCATTATTATCTAATGATAATCCTAATAAAGTTATTTCAAGTTTTTCCATTTTACACCTTTGCACATTTAAATTATAAAATATATAATAATTATTTTTATATTTCAATTTTTTATTTTATATTTATTTTATTTAATATATACAAAAGAAACATTTAATAATAAAATACACTATAAAAAATAAAAATCACTCATTTATTTGAGGATAAGCCCATTATTTAAAATATATAAGTGTTTATAATAGTCGCATTATTTGGTTTATTATTAAACATTTTAAAATTATTTTTTAAATCCTGATTTTATAAAATATACCTTAAAATATCATAATTTTCATATAACCTTCGAGTTAAATAAGGTATAGTATCTACCCACTTCCCATAAGGTATATATTTATATACTTCATTACTATTTTTTAATAAATAATCACTTAATTTATCATTCATACCTAATAATTGGGCGTATTTAAATTTTTTTTTATAATTTAATGCTATTTCACAAGATATAGTATTGTGTGTAGCAATAATAACATCATTATTATAATTTGATAATAAGTCTATTGCTTTATTATAATCTCTATCAGTATCTTCTTTTTTCAAATATAATAAGCCAGTTTTTTTATCCTCATTATGATAAGCACCCCTTACTAATTTAATACCAAAATGATTATTTCTATTTTTATCTACATTTTTATAATTTAATAAATCATTTTCTAATAATTTATAACTATCATTTCTATACATTTGATATGTTTTATAAAATGTATTCGTATAATTTTTTATACAATAATTACTATACTCATTAATCATTTCTTGATTTTTAACATTTTCAGCATCTATTAAAATTTTATGATTATTATTAATAGCAATTGAATTATATTCGTCCAAATAGTTTTCCAAATTTATATTATGTAATCCAGATAGTTTAATAGCGTGTATAGAATTATGTGTCTCTTTTAATGCTAATATATTTAATTGATGATTAATTATATGGTCTCTGGAATCACTTTCTTTTACATAATCATATATTTTACCATAAGGTAATTTTATATTTTTTACCTGAAATATACTATTACCACCTATAAATTTAGTAATAAACATCTATTATTATTTATATTACAATACTATTATTATTTATATTACAATACTATTTTAATATATAAATTATTTTTTATTTTATATTTGCTATTTAATTTTTTAGTTATTAATTAAATTTTATATTTTATATTTGCATTTGCTAATTAAACTTTAAAAATTGATTTTATCAGTATAAATAATTATAATTATAATAAAAAATATAGTGAATTTAAAATTAAAAATGAGTGCGAATAATGAAGATGAAGATATTAATATGGATTTACAAAATGAATATGGAGATGAAGATGAAGAAGAATATAAATATGTATATAGTAAAGAATTTAGGAAAACTATTAATAAATTTATAATTGAAGGTGAAACTATAGAAAATTTAAATAAATTTAAAACTTTTACTATGAGTAAACCTGATTTAAATATACCTACAATAAATCATACACTATTAAACAATTATTATTATTATTATGAACTATTTAGTTATATGTGTAGATATAATTATATAACCTACGCACAATGGTTAATTGAAACTATACCTGAAATTAAATTATTTTATGATAATAGTATTAATAAATCTATCTATCGTATTCCTATTAAAAATAATAAAGATACTGAAAATGCTGAAAATAATGAGAATGAAAGTATTTATAATTATAACGCATATGTATTAAAAAGTTTATGTCAATATGAACAATTAGAATACACAAAATTCTTATATTCATTAAATTATAATATTATAGAAAACGATGAGTATTTTGCTAAAACATTCTATGAAATTTTATCTGATTTTACAGGAGATGACAGTTTCTATATGGATGATTCTTTATATAATGATAAGATTGAAAAAGACAAACTATTAATTCAAACCTATTTAGAATTACCAAATTGGGTAATTTCGCTTAATTATAACATTGATTTATCTTATAATAATGATGAATTATTATTTTCAGCTTGTGAGAATGATAAAATAAATTTTATGAAATGGTTATATACTATACATTCTATTGATATTTTAAAACATATAAATGAACTTTTTAAAATTGCGTATAATAAAAACTATTTAGAAATTCTTGATTGGTTAATAGAATTATATCCTCCTGTATTTGATAAATTAAATAATTATGATGAATTTAAAAAAACGTGTGTGAAAGAAAATACAATTATGGTAAATTATATAATTGAAAAAAATCCATCTATAAAAAATAGTCTTTACACTAATAAACATGAAATATTTAATTATGTATGTAATAAAGCAATAATAGAATATAATAATCTTATACAAACAAATCTATTTAAAGATACACAAACAGAATATTCTATTATGATGCAAAATGATAAATCTATATCTCAAGATGAATTATTAAACTATAATAATCTTATAAAAAATAATCCAAATAATATTATATTTGATTATAATTTTAAAATTACATTATCTACAAATAGTTTTAGGATGATACATGAGAATGATAATTATGATGATAATTATGATAAAAAAAAATATAAATATGATTATTTAGAAATAGCAACCTATTTAAAAAATTTTAATCCCGAAGAATATACATTAGAAATAAAAGACAATCAAATTTATTATAGTATTAAACTGTTTCATGTTCATCATGATATACTATATATAACCCAAAAAGAAAAATGTTCTGTTTGTTATGATAAAGATGTTCAAAATCAATTTGGATGTAAACATCGTTTTTGTACAACTTGTATTAAAGAATGGTTAAACTATAATAATATATGTCCTTATTGTCGACAGCCTATAAAAGATGTTTATATGATAGATTACAAACCAGACTTATCATAAATTATAAGTAATAAGTTATTTTATTTATTAAATTATAGTATAAATTCTTTTTTTTAATAATATATTTGTTATTTATGTATATAAATTATATCTATCATTTTCATTTTTTTTTTCTTTTAATTGATTTATAAGATTTTTATATTGTTCTATTTGGTTAGTTTGTATATTTATAATAATCTTATATTCATTTATTTTATTTTCAAGATTTTTTATATAATTTTTATCTTTATTATAGTATTTATTATCATAATTATCATAATTATCATCATTATCATAATTATCATCATTATCATAATTATCATCATTATCATCATTATCATCATATATTTTTTGTTTTTTATTAATTGTTTGGTTTATATATGAATTATCTTCTAATATAAACTCATTGCTACGCTTTTTATCCATTTCTTATTATATAATAATTATATTAAACTATAAAAAATAAACATTTTATAATTCAATTTTTATATATATAAAATTATGTTATATATTATTCATTACATTATATATTTATAAAAAACAGAAAAAATAATTATTAATAATAAAAATTGTTTATTTATTAATAAAATAATAATAGTATTAATTTTAATCCTTTAGATTAAATTTGAATTTTCAAAATGAACTCCGTTATTGCTGATACTGTAGAAAAATTGATTAGGACATTTATAGCCCAAATAGCAGATTATACTCAAATGATTGATAGCAATACATCAACAACCAAAAAACTTGTTGCTGAAAACTCACAAATAGAATTACAAATTTCAGCATTAAAACTGAAACACAAACAAAACGAAGAAAAACAAAAAAAATTAAGCGAAGAACGTTTAGTTTTGGAATGTACTCTCAAAGAACTTAACACTGTTGATCATGACGTATTGGGTTACAAATTTAGAAAGAATATTGAAGAAGAATTGCGTATTGATGTTATTACAACATTTCAATGTTCTGAACACTATGATGAGACTAATTCGCATCCATTTAATTTTCCATCATCAACATCTACACGAACACCCCATATAATTGAAGATGTTTTAACACTTGAGGGTATTATTGACGAAGGTGTTGACTTTTGTGGCTTGGATGCTTTTGATCATTTAACATCATCAATCACAACTATTACCTTTGTATCACAACATGAAACACAAAGTAAAAAGAACGCAAGGCGAAGAGCTAATCGTAAGTATGATAATATGTCTGCTAAACTGGACATATTTGATAAGTTATCTGAATCTTATTATACTACTCAACATAATCGCATTACGTATTATCATTATGTTGATGAAATGAAAGCTATTATTCGGGATACTAAAAACAAAAATGGTTTGAAAACAACCAATTTGTTATCATTGTTAAATCAATATAACAAACCTTTTTTGGTTAATGGACAATCATTACTTACAATGGAAGGATATTTAGCGCTATGTAACGAAGCTTCGCTTTGATATGCTTACTTTTTCTTTTTTATATTGTAAAAACAGAAAAAATAATTATTAATAAAAAAAATTGTTTTTATAAATTTTATATAATAGTATATAAAACTAAATATAATTTATAGAAAATGACTTTTCCCAGCACATCTCGAATTACTGATTATGAACTTTACTTTATTGATGGTGGTGTCACAAAAAGTAGTACCTGCCAAAAATGTAAAAATCTTATTAGAGGATATTATGAAAAGGGTATTTGTGATGACTGTAAAAAATCTTATAATATCATTGTTTTGCCAAAAGACTTGATTGATGATTACAAATTAAACCCATTTAGAAATATCGTTTTCTATTTTGCAAAATATGTGTTTATATATTTCACAGCAAAATACAAAGAAACAAATGAATATGTTTTGTCTGTGGAATTTATTGAAGTATTCAAATCTATTATGTTTGATACAAATAAAAATTCTATTACTCTTGGCACAAAAGAGGGCAGAGACCAAATGGGATTGTTTATTTCATTCAATCAATTGTCCAATGATAAAGACATTATTGTTCGCACTTGTAAATTTTACGCCAATGGCAATCAAGCAATTGTTGAGTGTAAAAATCATAATCGCACCAAAATCATCGATGTCACGGGTCACACTTACGAAATCGAAGAATCAGGTGCTTTTGTTACTGAATCAGTCAGCGAACAAATTGTTGAATCCCGATAAATAAAAAATTATAATGTTAATTTTTTTTATCTTTTTTTTATATTTTTTTTATCTTTTTTTATATTTTTTTTATCTTTTTTTTATCTTTTTTTTTTTTTTTTTTTTTTTTTTTTTTTTTTTTTTTTTTTTTTT